GGCGTAGTTACTGAAATTGAATGTAGTATATGTAATAAAATATATTTTCCAGATGATACTGATATATCACTTAATGGTAATCAATATTTTAAAAATTGTAAAGAATGCCGTAAGCATCGTTTAGAATTAAAAAAAAAGTATGAAGAAAAGAAGAGAGCAAAATCTGCTTAATTGCCAAAAGTATCACTCATAACTCTATTTAACATAGTTTCTCTCATTCTCTTTTGCAATTGTTCTGCGTATGTTTGCTGAACTAAATAATCAGTTGATGGAACTGCTCCCGCTACTTCTTGAGGTCTTGGAGATTTCTTTTTTTTCATAGGAATAGGTATAGGGGAACTTACATATTTCTTAACTATTTTTACTTTTTGCTTTTCTTCTGCGATTGCTTTTAGTTTTTCATTTTCCTCTTTCATTTTTAGCATCTCTTGCTCTTTCACCATCATCTCTTGCTCTTTCTCTGTCTTAATTCTCATCATTTCTTCTTCGTTATTTTTTCTTATTTGCGTTGGAGTAACTCTTTTACTTCTTGCTATTTCAAGCGTTTTTCTGCGTTTTTCTGCTATTTCCATTTTTCGCTTTTGAACTTCGTCAGGGTCTTCAATATTCTCTATGATATCAGGTTCAGGTAATTTAGTCGCTTCTAATTCTACCAGTTCGCTCTGTGCTTTTTCCATTTTCTTTTTTAGTCTGTTTTCTTTTGCTTTTTCGTTCTTTCGTTGCTTTTGTTCTTCTGTTAAGGGCATTTCTTATTCTATCTTATAATTAGATAACATTTTATTTTTTTAAAGATAGATATATTAAATAATCTATATAGATTACGGCGGAGGAGGTACTGGATAAACTGGTCTTGGGATTGGTGCTGGTTTTACTTCTACCGCTCCTATCAGTTCCGCTTTGGTTAATCTCTGTCTAGACGCTTTATATTTAAGTGCGTTTTTAGTTGATGCGGGAGTTGATGATATATTAGTTATATCTCTAACTAATTTTTCTATTTGTGGATTGCTTACCATAACTGGTTTTTGATAAGCGGAATGAGTACCCCTATTAGGCATTACTCTTAATTTATTATTAGGTATTTCTACACCACTTACATCAATCAATCTGTTATCTATTTGACTATCAACTGCATAATTAAATCTTGATGCTTCTGGGTTATGTCTTGGGGTACAATTGATAACTGGTGTAGTCAATTTAGATGATTGACTATTTGCTTTACCGAAAGTACCTATTACACTATTTCCATCTAATTGTCCGTATGCTTGATGGGGATAATTTACATCACTTCTAAAATTAACTAATTCAGTATAACTATTAAATCTTAAACCATTCTGTATTGCTTTTCCTGAAACTCCGTCTCTTTCATAAGAACGATTAATAACTGCAAATAAATTATTTTGATTATTGCTAATATCACGATTATCACTCATATCTATATATTATAAACATAATAAAAAAAATATTAATTTATTCGTCGTTTCCTAAACAATAATTGTTATCTGGTTACCTTCATTAACTTGCATTATTCTGGTACATTTAGCGAATATGTAAGGTACAACATTACCACCAGTGGTGGGATAGGATTGTTTCCAAACGATGTTAAGAGCAGATGATTTACCATCAAGACCAGATTTATAGAAATCATCATTTTTAGAGATATTCTCAAGCGATACGATGTGAGCGAAATAGTATTTCAAGAAATCAGATAATGAACGCATCCCTTGATGTACCCCTACCGACATATCTAAATTGTTATTACCAAGAGCGATAAGTGTTTCGTTGAAAACTTCATAATCTTCTAATGGTTGAGGAGCGAGGGGAGTGTTGTTGATTTCAATAGATGAAGTGCCAAGACCTGTAGCATCACTTTTAAAGAACAGCGATTGATTGAAAGCATCACCAGCAGTATTGTCGTGTTCGTTAGTATTAGCACCAGTTTGTCCGCCTATTCTTTGAAGTTTAGCGGGAGTTCCAGCACCAGAACCAGCACCGGCAGATGCGGTAGTTATATTATCTGTTAAACCATTATATCCAGATAATACTTGTGCGAAGTTTAGACTATCATTAGCATTATTAGCACCAAATAAACGAAGAGGTTGGATAGAAGGAACAGCAGGGCCATAGCAACATATCAGTTGGTCTAAAGAAGTAGTATTGATAGTAGCATTAACTGATACAGATGATTTAGTAACTACCGAACCTTTTGACGCTATGTAAGTTTGGTAAGCAATTTGCAATCCTGATGATAGTAATTTGGATGCTTTCATATTGTAATATAGAGGGTCGTTAAATACGATTTTAGAGATAGTGAAATGTACATCGTCTAATTTCCAAGAAGCACCAATAGTATTAACCGCACTACCAGCGGTAGAATGAGCGCCCGCCCAGAGAATGGTCTCATTTGCTAATTCAATCTCAATCTCCATCACACCGAAATCATTACTATCAACGCAGGGGCTACTTGCAGAAGAAATAAAACCCAACCAATTACTAACGCATAGTTTGCGGTTAGTATCACTTGAAGTTGAAGCCAAAGTATTTATAATAGGGGTAGCATTAGTTTGGTCTGTTGCTACTGAAAACGCTACCGAAGGGTCAGCGATTTCTAAATAGCGTTTTGATACTTGGTCTACACCACATTCTAAATCATATATTTTGTTATATAGGATATTGTAGTTATCTATGCGTTCAATTAGAGTACCATTTACATAAACAGAGAGGGTTTTGATTAGCGAGGAGGTATTACGAGGGAAATGTACAGGATTTCCAGATGTTCGTTCAGCAGTACCTTTCGCATAGAGGCATAGAGTGCGTAAATCTATAAGAGTATTTGAGGGTAATTTACAGCGGAAACTTTCTCCGTTTTTAACAGCAGTGCGGTCAGGGGTTAATTTCACGCAGGTTTTAGAGAACCCAGCGAGGGTTTTGATATTGTAGGCAAGATTTTTAGGGAATGTAGCGAATTCCATTATCTATTATTGTTCTATATAATAGATTAGAAAAAAAATATTAGATTATAATGTTTAATTATTATTTACCCTTTTTAATTTCTATAATTATATCTTCTTCACTTGCACCTCTTTTATTTAGTCTTTCATATGTAGTTATAATTTTACCTATTGCAGTTGTTGGTTTAATAGAATATTTTTTATCTGTAAGTCCAGTATTATATTTAGATAGTTCAATAGCATATTTAATCATATTCTCATCTTGTGATATAGTTTTTGTTGTAGAAACAGGTATTCTTGGAGCAGGTAATCCAGCGGCGATTGCCCTACTAAATGTTGATATTCTATCTCTATCAGTATATCCACCAGTATCTACAACAGCACCAGCAGCAGTTCCACCACCGCCAGCAGGAGTAGCATCACCAGTAACAGGGGTAGCAGTAGGAACACCAGTAGCAGGGGCAGTAGTAGCAGCAGAAGCAACAGCACTTGATGGAACGCTTGTACCACTTGGACCGCCAGTTGGTGGTTTAGGTGATGATAGAAGCGATTTAGCACTTGATAATAAACCAGAAGCGGCAGACGCTATACCAGACACTATACCACCAGCAGTAGAACCAGTTGGCGTAGAGCCAGTTCCACTACTACCAGAACCAGCAGGAGGTATAGCAATACTTAATCCAGAACCAGCAGGAGGAGCAGCAGCAGGAGCAGACGAAGGAGGAGCAACAGGAGCAGGAGCAGAACCAGAAGGAGCAGAAGGCGGAGCAACAGGAGCAGGAGCAGAACCAGAAGGAGGAGCAACAGGAGCAGGAGCAGAACCAGAAGGAGGAGCAACAGGAGCAGGAGCAGACGAAGGAGGAGCAGAAGGAGGAGGAGCAGAACCAGAAGGAGGAGCAACAGGAGCAGAACCAGAAGGAGGAGCAACAGGAGCAGGAGCAACAGGAGCAGGAGCAGAAGGGGGTGTAGTGATAGTTATAGAAGAAGGTACTATAGGAGCGGCAGGAGTAGGGGTTATAGTTGCCGTTAGTGTTTCATATTTTACATTTCTATTACTTTCTAATTCTCCAGATAGTAATTTTGCAAATTCACTTAATTTCATATCTTTTAATGATTTACCACCTATAACATCATCTAACAAATCATAATCATCAGGTGCTTCACGGAGCATAGGTTCAGTTTCTTCTAAATAGTAACGATACATTTGCTCGTTAGTCATAACAGCATTTAACGGATTTTTAGGATTTAATTTTTTACTTCTCGCATCTAACTTATCAAATATAGTAGCGAATGTAGGGCGTTTCTCTTCTTTCATCTTTTTCAAACTTAAATTATATTGATTAGTTCCAGCGTTAATATTCATATTATTATCTCTATATCTATTAATAATATAATATTATTATTTAATAGTATAGTATAGAATGATAATTGAAAAGAAACTTGAAGGTTTCAATAATAAATTAGTATTTGATAAACTCAATTACCCGCAGTGTTCTTGTGGTAAATGCCCTAAGTTCTATTGGAATATGTTGAATATTGGAGCAAGAGGTTCAGGAAAAACTTATACTATCGTACAGATGATAAAGCACTATGAAAAGCATAAAATAATGAAAGATGGAGTAGAATATAAATTAAGAACTCATTTAATATCTCCAACTATTCAAGCAAACGAAATATACCAAAGTTTAGAAAGTTTGGATATGAAGAAAGACGCACACGATGATTACAGCGATACTTTACTATTAGATATATTAGATGATATTAAAGCGGAAAAGAAAAAATATGATAAATATCTATTGTATAAGAAATATTATGATAAGTTCAATAAGACACCAGAAAATAAATTAGATAAATTATATGACGAAGAACCAGAAATATTTTATATGTTAGAAGAATATGATTACCAAAACCCTAAAGATATTAAACACGAACCTCAAAAAGTAAATATAATAATTTTAGATGATCTTTTAGGATCTGACGCTTTTACTAAAAAGACTAAATCTGTTCTTACGAATGCGATGATAAAAAATAGACATATGGGAGTTTGTTTTGCGTTATTAGTGCAAAGTATAAAAGCAGTACCTAAAAATATCCGGTTAAATTGTAGCGTTTTCCAGTTAGCGAGTTTTAAAAATAAAAAAGTAATTTTAGAAGATATTTACGATGAGGTTAGTAATGTAATAGGTATAGACCAATTTGAAGAACTATACGACCACGCAACAAAAAAACCCTATGGTTCGCTCATTATAGACACAACAAATGGAAAAAGATTTTTAAGTAATTTAGATAGTGAGTTATTTATAGGAAATAAAATATCCGCTAATAATAAAGATGACGACAATTCAAGAAGTAAAAAATAATGTTGATGTAGATGAAGAAATGAATAAAGACCTATTATTGAGACAATCTCGCTTGCTATATCCTGAAGTTGAAGATTGGGTTTTAAATATGGCGATAGAAGCTTATGTAAATGAATTAAAGAGAGAACCCCTAAAGATGCAAGAGATTAATTAATTAGATATTTTTTTTTATATTCATAATATAATAGAAGACTATGAATAGAGAACGATTTGTTAAACCTAAGATTGATAAATATATTCAATTATATTCTAAAAAAGCAAAAGCAGACGAAGCAGTACAAACTATTAAATTAACAGGAGTTGTTAATATCGTTGATGGAGGGGAACAATATCCGTCAAATCAAACAGCGACTATATCAGCACCAGTATCAGGAACTCAACCAACTATAGAACTTACAAAAGTAAATGGAGTTATAACAAATGCTGTTTTATCTAATTACTCAAACTCAGTATATAACCCAAGTAGTCCGCCTATATTAACATTAACACAATTACCAGCGAACTCTACATCTGTAAAATCTGTTGAGATTATAGAAGGAGGCGAAGATTATCAGGTTGCCCCTACATTAAAGTTTAGTTATCCGCCTACAGCAAGAAGGGCAATATTAACAGCGGCTTGCAACGACCAAGGACACGTAAATGCCGTTGGTATAATTGATGGCGGTGCTGGTTATACATCAACACCTACTATATTAGTTCAATCAATTACACCATATAGTGGCGATGTATTAGCAGTAATAACCCCAACTTTAACAAATGGAGTTATTACCTCTGTATCTATAACACAACAAGGTACATACGACTCAAGACAAGTTGTAGTATCAGTAAGCGAACCAAACACAACCGATATAGCGACAGGAACTTGTACCATAGATGCCGAAGGAAGAATTAATAGCGTCACTATAACAAACGCAGGTTTAAATTATACATCACCACCAACCATTCAAATTAGCGGTTTAGGATTTGCTATATTAAGAGCAAGTTTGATACAGGGTTTTGGCGGTAATATAGTTTTAGATTATGATTTCGTACCTACTACTATTTATAAATACACTTGGGATTTAGAAAGTCCTATTGAACTAAATGAAAATGGATTACTTCAAGTAGTCCATCGTGAATTCTTTAATGTTCCTACAAATGATAAAGGTAAATTGATTGTTATGAGATTACAAGATATATCAACTAAATCAATTGTTAATACTAAAAATACAAGCGAGAACGGAGATTTTAATGGAGGTATAGTTGTAGATATTGGTTTAGAAAATCGTCTATTACCTAATGAAATAGTTTTAGAAATCAATCCTCAAACCATAAATAGAATTACATTAACGCTAAATCACGATATATCAGGAACAGCAGGATTTCATTCGATTATAGAGTTTTTAGTCATATTAAAGGTAGTTGAAAAAGAACCCTCTGTTATTGAATACGGAACGCTAAATAATATTAATTTTCTTCAGTAAAAGGGGACGCCCCCTTACGGCGAATAATTATTTATTATCTTTGTTATTAATAGAGCGGAGTTCGGTGACGCACCACCGATGGGAACACGAAAAATAACCTCTTTTATATCAAGTGAGAACCGACAAGCAAACGAAGCTATATATAATTTTAGCGTTGATTATCCAGATGGTATATTGACCTGTAGGGATAATGAAACTATGGAACTAAATGTATTATCCTTTGATATGCCTAATACTATGTATAATATCAATAGTACTAACGACCATTTCCAAATTACATTAGATAATGCGGATAATAGAAGTATTCATTTAAAGCACGGAAATTATAGCGTTAAAACATTATTAAAAGAGTTTCAAGATATATTTTCTCAAAATGTAATACCAGAAACAAGTATATTACATACCTTCTTTGGTACTTATGCGGATGCTCTTACTATTGAATGTGTTTATAATGATACTACAAATACATATACATTTAAAAAAGTTATTGATTTGCCGTTGGGTATAACATTACCTATTGCTTTCAGTTTATATTTTAAACCTATTAATTGCGGTGCTTTGTTAGGAATGGAAAACGATTTAGAACACGAAATAACCGCTAATGGAATGAATACAGGATTAGTTAATTTAATTGATTATAATAAAATAATAGTACATACAGAGAACATATCATATTATTATAGTAATATTGAAAATCTATCAACGATATCTAATAGACAATTTTTATCTAATATAATATTTTGGAAATCAAAAGCAGATGTACCGCCATACCAGATAATAAAATATAATAATGAAGATGGAGGGAATAGTTTTGTTTATAAAATAGAGAACCGAGAGATTAATAGTTTAGTTTTGCAATTGAGAAACGAACGAGGGGAGTTTTTAAAAGATGCCCCTAATTATATGATAGTAATACAATATATATTTAATGAGAAAGATGATACTAATAAGGTTTTAAAATCTATTGATTATTATATTAGACAAATATACGATGCTCTTTTATTTGGTATGAATAGATTAAAATTATTATTATAAAAAAAATGTTTATATATATTAGAAGAATAGAATGATGAATATGAATGAGACTATTGAGGATAAAATAAATGCTCTGTACCCTATGATGAAAAAATCTAATAATGGTTCTGTTAGAAACATATTAGGTACTCCAAGACAAACCATAAAACAATTAGGCAAATCAAATGGTAATTATAGAAAAATGGGTAAGTC